ACTCCAAAAAGATTAGGTTTACCGAATTTTTCCCGCTTTTCTAGCAGCCTTCCAAGCCTGATATGAACCATGAAATTCGCCATTAGCGGAAATCGGTACATCAGCCTTGCCTTGACCACCTCGAATCGGTTGAATCGGTGTCGGTGCTTTACTTCTAACAACAGGGGCTATCTGCTCAGTCTTTTCAAACCTTGCTTCTAGTTTTCCAATCTCTCTAAGCGCTGCATTTGGGCTTAAACCAGCAATTTTGCGAGCTAGGTCATTGTTTTCAGCTAGGTGATAAAGGATTTTTGGGCCAACATCACTCTCCAGAATTGCATCACGAACTGCGTTGTTTACCACAACATCGCTTGATGCGACCATATCGTCAAAATCAGGCATTTCAGCTTTAGCCGCTTGAACTTTCTGCGCCCAAGATTCAATAATCTTCTGTTGCGCTTCTTGCTCTTTAGCTTGAGCTACTTGCCTGTCCCGTTCCGCTAACGCTCTTTCTGTTGAAAACTCGGCTAGAGCCTTCGCATACTCAAACGCATCGCTGAACTGGCTTGGTTGTGGCTCTTGATCAACACTGACAGGTTGAGGCTGTCGGTTTTGTTCTAGTGCCGCCAGACGCTGTTCCAAATCTACCCTTGCTTGGCGTTCCCGCTGGGCTTCTTGCCTAGCTTCCTCGCGTTGCTTGGTTATCTCTGAAAACCGCTTTTCAAGTTTAGGATTTTGCTTGCGCTCACCCTCTTGGTTTGCTTCCTTTTCTGCCTCTTTCGGCTCACTCTGTTCTTCTTCAGCTACTGGCTCGGCTTCTTCAACCGCCACAGGCTCTGATTCAGATTCAGCTAAACCTAATCTGTTTGCATAAAATTCTGCTGCATTCTCGCTTGTCAATACTTGACCCGCTTCTTTATCGGACATACGTTTCCCAACGATTTGACCCTATGAACCTCATAGGTACGGTGTGGTTAATCTACCACAAAAATATTTAAATTGCACGTTCTGTTGTTTCTGCACTCGCATTTTTCAACGATGTTCTGTCCATGTGCGCCAATATCAAAGCCACTTGTGCCTTCATCTGCTCAATTTCAAGCTGAGTCTGTGTTTTCAGCACAGTATCATGCGCCTGACCGTCCACACGCATCTTCATCTCATCACGGTCACTTTGCTCACGTAGCTCAATCTCATGCGCTCTGTTTGTCTCTTTGATCAGGGTGCGCTTAGTCTCTGCCTCTTGTTTAACTTGCTCAACGTCTTGACGCTGTTTAATGAGCATCTGCTGAGTCTGTAGAGCCTGTGTGAGTTCCTGAATCTTCTTCTGAGACATAGCCAGTTGCATTTGAACTTGCGGAGGAATCTTAGACTTGTCGTCAATCTGAGCCATTGGGTTAGCTGCGGCAAGGCGGTCAGCAATGATGTCAGCGCCAGGCCAATCCATGTTCCTAAACACCAAATCACCCGCCACTTGCATCAGTTCAGGTGCGGCAGACAAGAGGGGAAGCATATTGTCCACAGCCTCTTGGCGCTTGCTATTGTAGCCTGGGCCTGTCTCCATCACCACATCGTATTGACCCACCGTAATGTCGTTCAGCACTCTGCCAACAGAATCTCGTTGGTTGATGGTCAACAACTCGGGTTTACCGTCATCACCAATAATCCGCATCACACGTTCTGTGTCATAAATTTTGGGAATTAGGTCTAGGCAAATCTTGCCGATGTGTTGAATAGAACGGGTTAAATTGTCGTAATAGTCAAAGTTTGTCAGGTCAACTTGTTGTTGCTGACCGTTCAATGCCTTACCAGAGATGTTGCCTTGACCAAGCTGTGCAGGGTCAAACACACCCATGATTGCTTTGATGTCGTTATCAACGCCCATAGCCGCAGCCATGATGCCCGCTTGTGGCGGCTCAGGCTGAAGTCGTGTGGGAGGAGGCGCAGGCCGTCCGTCAATGTCTGTTTGTTTGTATCTCAGTACAGCAAATGACTTGATGTTGGCACTTGCCCAATCATTCTCATGACCCTCATCTTGCCCTTCAGCAAGCAACCATTTGGCCTTGGGCGCGAGTGCAACGCCCTCTGTGATGGCTGTCTGCCAAAAGTTATACATCCGCTGTGGGTCTTTGGCATAGCGAATCATGCCGAACTTTGTGCGCTTGTCTGCAATGACAATGTGTCTGCCGTAAACAGGGACGATTGGGATGTATTTACCCGCCCAATCACGTTCCTCAAGAATCTCAACCGCAGTCATCTTGACGTACTTAATGGTTTTCTTGAATGAGTCACGCTTGTCCACAACGGTAATGCCGTAAGCCTCAAGGCGTTTAAAGAAGTCTTTGTCATCAGCAAATGTCGCTGTGCCATCGCTCAAAAGGTACAAAGTCGCTTTTTCCCTGACCGTGTAGTAATACTCAGCAAGGCGAATGTCCTCTTTTGTGATCCATTCAGACTGTGAGTCGCCAGTTCCACGCTGTGTAAAACTTGTGCCACCATCATCCGCATCAGGGTATAGCTTGCGGAATTCACTCTTTAGCATCATTGTTGTAATTAAACAACGATCTGCGTCTGAGCCGTCTGGTGCGACTGAGTTGGGGTCATAGTAAACCGTGAATGGGTTATCCACAGGGTCAATGTAGATTTCCTGATCAAATGAATCTTCGGAAATGTAGTCAGTCCTGACCCGCATATAACCCCAACCCATGCGAACAGCGTATTCAAATGCGTTGTCGTAAGCATGATCTGCGTTGGAATTGACCTCAATGTGTCTAATAATGCCCTGAATGGTCTGTGCGTCCACCATGTCATCATGCGTATTTGTGGCATGAACTTTAATGCGGGGACGCTGCTGGCGCTGTTGATTAGAGACTTGGCGGCAATAATTGTCCACCTTGTTGACCGTAATGACGGGGCGGGATTCAAGATTGCGGGAGTTTTGTAGGTCAACAGGCCATTGATCACCACCGCCAAACTTTAAGTCCTCAAGCGCTTCTTGACGATTCATTGTGTCTGCGTCATTGGCAAACTTTAAGAAGTCAATTGCTTCCTGAATTCGTGAGTCGTAATCATCAGCCATATCTAAGCCTTATGTATGCCGAGCAAACTCACCGTGAAGTTGCTCTCGGTAAGATTTTACGGCTTTTTCCGCTTCTGCAATAGTATCAAACAAACCTAGATGTTTGCGTTTTTTATTGCTTTGGCAAGCCGCTGCCCACTTTCCAGTTAATTTATGGATAAACACACCTTTTATGCCAGATGTGCTGTCTTTGCGTGTTTTGGCATTTTGATTGTTTTGCTCAACAGTCGCATCTCGCAAATTGGCAATTACATTGTCAAATGTGTTGCCGTTAATGTGATCTATGTATTTGGGCAAATAACCATGATGGTACAAAAAAACCAATCTATGTACTTTGTATGATTTTTTATTGATCATTACACGCAGATATCGGTCAGTTTTAGAAGCTGAACCAACTTGCTCAAAAAGTTTGACATTGTTTGCTTTTTTGACTTTCCAAAATAAGCAACCATTTCTATATAAAAACAGTTCTTTAAGCAAATCTTGAGTCAATGTAGAATCTATATCAGCCATTGGATAGTCCTTTTATCAAGTGGTTAGAAAGGCCAGTCAGTTACCGCTGATTGGCTTTTTGCATTTTATCATCATCCCATCCACGAATGTTGATTACCATAATGAGAACTTGGTCTTGGCCTTCTACGTTCTTTAGGCTCGTTAATCATTAAGCCAATATATCTAAACGCATCAGCCCCGTGACTGTATTGATCATGAAGCGGTGTTTTGCTAAATTGCTTTGTATCAGGGTCTACTTCATACCGATAATGACGCAAACATTGCAGCCCTTCATGGCAATTATCTCTATCAAACCACATATTTTTAAATACAGTTCTTGCAGCATTGATTGAGTCAAGAACAGGCACACGCTCTAAAACTCGTGTTTTGTACCCCGCTGCTCGTACTATGTCCTCAATACTGCGACCGTTTGAGGCCAATGTTTTGTTTTGGCTATCGTGTGGCAACCAAAGGGTGTCGTAGATATACCCAAAGGTCTGCATCTTAGCCAAGTAATCGCTCATGGTCTGCTGATTGCCCTCTAAGTATCGGATTAGGCGGGTTTCCATGCCTATAAACTGCAAGAACCATATCGCTGTAGCATCAGACCATCCAAGGTCAAAGATGGCGTGTACGGGCTTTGTAGGGTCATAGTTGACCTTTGTGATTCGTCCATCTAACTCAGCCAGTTGCATTTCTTTGGCAAAGATAGCGCCATCCACCGTCTGTCGGCATAAACCTTCCCAAACCACGTTGTAGGCTTGTGGATCACGGCTTTTGAGGGCATCTTTCTCTAGCTTGAGGGTATCAGGAAACCACGGGTTATCTGACCAGTTGACCTTTTGGACGATGCAGTTCTCAGGCGGGTTTAATACAAACCGTTGGTAAGTCTCGTCTGTCTCCAACTCAGGATTGAACGTAATCCATATCTCTGAGCCTTCTTTGCGGATAGTAGGAATCAGCACGTTCCATGACATACGGCTTGTGGTCTGCGCTTCCTCAACCCAACAAACATCAACGCCCTCGTAAGACTTGACGTTTGCCACGTTATTCTTCAGGCCGACAAAGCTGAACTCTGTGCCATTCTTTCCCCTGATTGATGCCTGGGTGATTTCGTAAAAGCCTAAAAGCCCCAACGCCTCAATTTGGTCACACAATAGCTTGTGTACCGAGTCTTTGATAGATGTTTGGAATTCACGGGCGCAAAGCACTCTTAATGGGGCTTGAGCGCCTTTAATCAGTAACGCCCTAGCAACACCCCATGACTTTGCCCCGCCTCGACCACCGTACAAAACTTTATAGCGTGATGGTTTAAACAAGCATTGCAACTTTAGCGGGAATTCCGCTTTGGCAATAGATTGGGCTACTTCAGACATATTTAATACGGCTGGGGATTAGGTTTCAAAGATAACTCCGTCGAGTCGCCCAATGGTTCGGGACTTAGAACCATCTTCCAATCCCCATGCGTATTAACTCTCACTTGGCTTCACAAACGACACTTGGATGCCTGAAAGCAAAGGTGCGCCATCTGCGCCTGTAATCTCTTGCTTTACTTGCTCGCGGTACTTCTTAGGAAATCTTGCCGCCATTGACCGTGACCAAATCGTAGCGTTAATCTTGTCGCTTTCCTTGTTCTCAATCATGTGGGTTTGGGCAATATCTTCCCACCATTGCAGCTCAAATTCCTTTGCCAACTCCAAGGCTTCTCGAAATTCTGCGTGTTCTTCGCGCCAACGGTACATTGTTGCAGTACCAACATTAAGAATTGCGCCTATGGCTTCAGTACTCTTGCCGATCTTACCTAAAGTGATTACTTCCTCACAATATTTAGGATCGTAGAGTGATGGTCTGCCAACAGGACGCTTTTCTTCTGTCATTTTTTCTTAGCTTTTTGGGCTTCTCGCTTTTCAGAGTAAGCAATAGCAACTGCCTGTTTGACAGGCTTGCCAGCTTTAATCTCTGCCTTGATATTCTCTTTAAACGCTTTGGGTGTCGCTGATTTCTGTAACGGCATCTTGTTTCTCCAGTTCGGCTAACCAATAATTACAGTCTTGTAATGCACCGTTGATCATGTGCAATTGAACTTCTAGTTGTTTACCCTGAGTCATCAAGGTTTCGATTTGCTTGTTGATTGCTTCTTTGTTCATGTTAACAGTTCCAGTTTTTTAATGATGCTTTAGCCCGTTCCGCTGGGCCTTTGGCGTTTTTCACAACTCCCTCCATACGCGCACAAAAACTTGCTTTGCGTCCCTCATCCTTTTTGGTCTTAGGATTTGGGGCTGGCGGTTTCAGGTTGGAGTTGTTCTTGGCGTTGTACTCAGCACGGCCTTTAGCGGTCATTCCCGCGCCTTTTTCTGTGGGGTTGTAGGTTTTACCCTTCCCAACAGTTTTATGCTCAATGGGCTTGTCGTGCTTTTTCATTTCTTAGCCGTTTTAGCAGATTGTTTAAATGCTTCGGCAGTCGGTGCGCCCTTTGTGCCAGGCTTGCGCATCTTTTCCACAGGTTTTCCCTCGGCTTTTTCCTTCTTGATCCGTTCTTGTTTGGCGTGAATATTGGCGTAAAGACCGTTTTTCATTCTTCCTCCATTACAAAACAAACATCTTGCCAACTCATTTTAAGCAGGCGCTCATCATTGTGCTTGATTTCCTCGAACTTGAGGTACTCATCTTTGTAATCTTTGGCAAATGTACCAAAAGTGATGCGGTCGCCAACATTCAATCCCTCGGCTTGTGCGTCTGGGCCAACCGCAACCACTGTCCCGCGGCTATCTGCTTCTGCTGATTGGACGTAAATGGTGCTTTGGATGCGCTTTTCAGGACGCACTAAAATTTTGTCTCTCAAGGGCTGCAAGTTCATACTGCCACCTTTGCGGGTCTGCCGCGCTTCTTTGGAGAAAAAGCACCCGCCTCTGGGACGGGTGAAATCTCAACGGCAACTACAGCTTGAGAAAACTCACCGCACCACTCTGTGTTGTGGCGGTTTTGGAATGTGGGGTAACGTCTGCATTGCCCCATTTGACCTATATCGTTAAAGTAACGACAAGCCTTACAATTGTCTTTAAGCATGGCAAATCTCCTTTATTTGTTGTGCCTAGAAGCCCATTGAGTCCTGCATGACTCTTTGGGTTTCGCT